CGCTGGTCTCGCCGGATCGCGTCGACGCGCTGGTCTGGGGGCTGTCCGCCTTGCTCTTGACCGGCGCGACGCCGTTCGTGGTCTAGCGCGCGCACTGTCAAGGGACGCCGAGCGGTTAGGTTGTCAATCGGCGCATTGTGCCGTAGGATTGCAGCAGGGCCACCTTTAGACGCTGAGTCATGGCTGAACGCAATACATCGTCGGTCTTTGAGCGCATGAGCGCGGCACTTTCGGTGCTGCGAAGCGGACGGTCGGCGGACGACACGCGCGCGATTACGCCGACGACCCTGCCGGGCTCGGTGGTCGGGACGCCGGGCACCGGCATGGCCGGCCTGTCGCTGGTCCGTACCGCGAACCCGCAGGAATACAAGCCAGACGGCGCGACGATCCGCGCGCTCGGCTTTAACAAGCACCCGGTCGTCCACGCTTGTATCCGCGTCGTCGCCGATATTGTCGCCGCGGTGCCGTTTGTCGTGCTGCGCGAGAAGGGCGACTATCAGACCCGCGTCCCGGACGATCACCCGTTGCAGCGGTTGCTCGATTATCCGGGGCCTCGGCTAACCGCTCGAGGGATGCGCGCGCGGCTCGCGGTCGATTATCTCGGGTACGGGAACGCGATGTTCCAGATGGAACGGCCGGCACCGGGGCGGCTGCCGCTCGGGTTGCGCTCGATCAATCCCGAGTCGCTGCAATCGGTCTGGGTCGATCAGGAAGGCGATCCGCGGCGCTACGATTACGGGAACTGGGCCGGCGTGATCGTGCAGGTGCCGGTCGAGGACGTGCTCCACTTCCGCGACCTCGATATGCCGCGGCCGTTCTTTCCCGACGTGTTCGGCTTCCCTCGAGGCGCGACCGCGATCGCGAGCATGACCGCCGATAACGAGGCGACGAGCTACGTCCGGCAGGTCGTGACGAACGACGGGACGCCGACCTTTGCGGTGCTGCTGTCGGACGAGGCGACGCAGGACGACGCGACGGCGATGCAGGACCGGTATCGGGCGCGCGTGGTCGACCGCGGCAAGCGCGGGACGCCGGCGTTCTTTGGCGCGGTGCGGGATATTAAGCCGCTCGGCTTTACACTGCGCGACCTCGAGTTTCCCGATCTGCGGCGCGTGTCGCGCGAAGATATTTGTGCGGCCTACGGCGTCGATCCGCGTATGATCGGGATCGCGTCGGCGACGAGCGACGCCGGTCTGTCCGGGGCGCAGTATGTCGAGGCGCGCGCGCGGCTGGTGCAGCATACGATCGAGCCGATGCTGACCGCGATCGAGGACGAACTGAATCACTGGCTCGCGCCGGAATACGGCGACGTCTGGATCGCGTTCGACCACGACGTCATGCGCGATCTGGTCGAGGACGATACGGCGACCTCGACCCGCGTTCAGGCTGAGTTCAAGATCGGGCTACGGACGTGGGAAGAATCGCGCCGGGCGCTCAAGCTGTCGCCGTTGCCTGAGCCGACGGACACGATCGCGCTCTCGACCGGGACGCAGTTGGTTCCGGCCGCGGTCGCGGTGATCGACCCGCGCGCCGTAATGGATCAGCCGCCGGCGACGGACAACGAAGCGCCGCAGACCGGCCCCGGCCCGATGACGACCGACGCCGGCGCGGCGGCGATGGATGCCTCCGAGGCCGAGCAGGGCCAGACGGACGAGGAACTCGGCCGCGCGGCGGACGCGACGAACTTCCCAACCAAGGGCGATAATAAGAAGGTGTCGCTGCGGAACTCGCAGTGGTCGGTCTTTCCGGTCGCTGAGGCCGAGGCGCTTAAGCGCGATTTCCCGGCGATCTGGCGGAAGGGCGGGAATATCCGCGGCAATAAGCAGTTCCGGCTGCTCGCGCCGATCGCGAAGCGGGGCGGCACGGTCGACGGGCTGTCCGAGGAGAACGCGGTCCGGCTGCGCGAGGCGTGGGGCGCACGACATGGGCGGAATAGCCGCGTCGCCGGCGTCGTGGCGCAGATCAAGTGGCTGGTGGTCGGTGAGCGCGGCCTGTCGTTTATGCGGTCGGTGATCGCCGAGGAGAAGTCCAAGATTAAGGACCGGGCCGAGGCGCGGGTCCGGGCGATGGCAGACGAGGCGCTGGCCGGCGACCAGATCGAGCAGTTGATGGAACTGCTCGAGGCGATCGCCGAGGGCGAACTGCCGACCGCGGCGGTCGAGGCCGTGATCCTTGCCGCGTTCCCGAAGCTTGACACCGATCTGGTGGCGCAGATGGTCGCCGCGATGGCCGAGTTTGAGCCCGAGGAGGAGGACGAGGGCGAAGATATACCCGAGGACGAAGGCGAGGACGACGCCGAGGAAATGCCCGAGGAGCCCGAGGCCGAGGACGAACTCGAGGCGTCCGCGTGGTGGCAGCGGCTGACGCCGGACGAGCTCGAGGCCGAGCCCCGGTATCAGTACTGGCGTCGGGCGATGGACGAACTAAACAGCCGCGAAGAACCGTTCGCTAAGGCGGCGCGGAACCGGTTCGCGAAGGAACGGACCGACGTCGGCCGGATGTTTGGGCTCGAGGACCGCGCGTTTAAGACGACAGAGCAGATTCTGGCCGAAATCGAGCGGCGTATCCGCGAGGACTACGCGCCGGGCGGCGACTATTACGAGGCGTGGAAACGCGCCTATCTCGACCTGATTGGCGAGATGTACATGGTCGGCGCGAAGCAGACCGGCGGCGTCGGCCTGTCGTTCTCGCTGCAATCGCCGGAAGTGCTGGCCGCGATCGACGCGCGGTCGGCCCGGCTCGCGGAACTGGTCGGCGAAACGACCTCGACCAACATCCTGTCGGCGATCCGGGCGGCGGAACTGGCCGGCCTGTCGGTGGCCGAGACCGGGCGGCTGGTTCAGGCGTCGGTGTTTAGCGAGCGGATCACCGACGGCCGAGCCCGGACGATTGCCCGAACCGAGTCGGCCGGCGCGATGAGCCAAGGGAATTGGGATCAGGCGCGAGAGATGGGCATTTACCAGTCGAAGGAGTGGCTGGCGTTCGAGGACAGCAAGACGCGGGAAACGCACACGGCCTGTATGGCGCAGGGCGTGATCGCGTTCGACGCGGCGTTCTCAAACGGGTTGCAGTATCCGCTCGATCCGGTCGGGGCGGCTGATGAGGTCATTAACTGCCGGTGTGTACTGGCGACCTACGATACCACGGTCGAGGACCGAGCATGAGCACGACAAAGACGCCGCGGGTGCGGCATTTCCTAGCCGATCAGCTACAGGTCCGGGCCGAGGACGCGATGCCCGAGGGCATTGCTGGCCGGGTGTCCGGCGTGGCGCTGACGTATGAGGTGGTCGACACCTACGGGACGATCTTTGCGCGTGGGTCGGCGAAGCGGTCGGTCGACAGCAAGGTCAAGGCGCGAAAGGTGCCGTTGCTCATGGATCATGAGCGGCTGACCGGGGCGCACGTCGGCGTCGTGACGATGATGCAGGACGTCGGCGACGCGTTGATGATGACCGCGGACCTCTTTGACACGCCGGCCGGGCGGTCGGCGCTTGAGTACGTCAAGGCGGTGATCGCGGCAGGGGCGACGACCGGGTTCTCGATCGGGTTCGTGCCGCGGCGGTCCGAGATGGTGACGGTCGACGGGAAGATCGCCGAGCGGTTCCTCGAGATTGAACTGCGCGAGGTGTCCATCACGCCGATGCCGGCGGTGCCGGGCGCGGACGTGCTCGGGGCGCGGGTCGACGATGCGCCGCTCGAGCCGGTGCGGTCCGATGTGGAATTGTTGACGCTGGCCGCTCGGGCCGCGTTGCAAGCGTTGCCTGTTGACGAACGGGCGGCGGTGTTGGCGCTGTTTGCAGTACCCGCTCCGATCACGTCGGCTGCGTCCGATCCCGCCGCGACCCGTGCCGCTGGCACGGCTTCCGCACCGGATCGCGACCCGCTCGAGGTGACGCTCGCGGCCCAGAAGGTCACGATGGACCAGCGGCTCGCCGCGGTCCGATCCACGTTCTCTTTCTAAGGTGCAATCATGAAGAACCCACTGGTTTCTAAGAACCGGGCCGCGGCCGAACTGCGCGAGAAGGCGCACAAGATTCGGCACGATCTGGTCGACGCGAGCAATAGCTACACG